ATCCTGTATCCTGCTAGAATTAACCCAGTGGTTACATTCCCAGGCCAAGGGACAGTTCTCTTCGGTGATAAGACTGCGCTTTCAAGACCTTCTGCATTTGACAGAATTAATGTTCGTAGACTGTTCATCGTTCTTGAGAAGGCGATTGCCACTGCTGCTAAATTCCAACTCTTTGAATTTAACGATGCGTTCACACAGGCTCAATTTAGAAACCTAGTTGAACCATTCCTAAGAGATGTTCAAGGCAGAAGAGGTATCACAGACTTCTCAGTTGTCGCTGATGAAACAAATAATACAGGTGAAGTAATTGATAGAAATGAGTTTGTTGCAGACATCTTCATCAAACCTGCTCGTTCAATCAACTTCATTACACTTAACTTTATTGCTGTTAGAACTGGTGTTTCTTTCAGTGAGATTGGCGGATAAGGAGATAACAAATGAGTAGTATTGACGATTTTAAATCAAACCTTATCGGTGGTGGTGCGAGAGCAAACCAGTATCGTGTGATTATAACAACTCCCCCAGCAATCACAACTGGACTAGACATCAATCGTGCGTCTTTCCTTTGCAAAGCAACATCTTTGCCAGGACAGACAATTGCTGAGGTTGCAGTTCCATTCAGAGGTAGAACTCTATATCTCGCTGGAGACAGAGAGTTTGAAACATGGACAACAACTGTAATCAACGATACGGACTTTATGGTTCGTAATGCGATGGAGCGTTGGATGAATGGTATGAACAATCTAGATGAAAATACTGGACTTGTGAATGTAAGTGATTACACTGCACAAATTACAGTAGAACAACTAGATCGTGATGATAACATTCTAAAAGCATATGTTCTTAGAAACTGTATGCCAACTGCTATATCAGCGATTGAACTATCATACGACACCGCTAACGAGATAGAAACCTTTGATGTAACTTGGAGATACACATCGTTCTCTCCAAGCGCCGTATAATCCTATCTGACAAACCTACTAAATAGTAGGGATTAATAGGAGAACTATAGTATGGCGGAACTTTTTGGTTTCAGAATTACAAGAGCGAATCAAGGAAAGGGCAGTGATGCTTTCACTGCCCCATCCACTGATGATGGCACGCTTGATGTTGTATCGGGTGGTGGACACTATGCGTCCATACTTGATATGGACGGGCGTGACAAAAACGAACTTGACTTAATTCGTAGATATCGTGACATTGCACAACAACCAGAGTGTGACAGTGCAATTGAGGACATCGTAAATGAAGCGATTGTCTCTGATGAAAGAGATAAATCTGTTTCGGTGTCACTCGACAGATTAGACATTTCCCAAAACATTAAATCTAAAATTCGTGAAGAGTTCGATGAAGTCCTAAGACTTATGGATTTCAATGCGAAAGGACATGACATTTTTAGAAGATGGTATGTTGATGGAAGGATTTATTATCATAAGGTAATTGATACTAAAAATCCTCGTAAGGGAATTAAAGAACTAAGATATATTGACCCTCGCAAGATTAAAAAGGTAAGGGAAAATAAAAAGCAGATTGATGCCAAAACTGGCATCGACATGGTAAAACAAGTTGATGACTTTTATCTATACAACGATAAAGGTTTTGATATGGCTTCAGGCCCTTCAAGTGGAATAAGAATTACTTTTGATTCTATTTCATATTGTCCATCTGGATTGGTGGATATGCACAAGGGAACAGTCCTATCCCATCTTAACAAAGCAATCAAACCTGTAAATCAGTTGCGTATGATTGAAGATGCGTTGGTTATCTATCGTATCTCTCGTGCGCCTGAAAGAAGAATTTTCTACATTGATGTTGGTAACTTGCCGAAAGTTAAAGCAGAGGCATACCTCAAAGATGTGATGAATCGTTATCGTAACAAGTTGGTGTATGATGCACGAACTGGTGAAATTCGTGACGATAGAAATCATATGTCAATGTTGGAAGATTTCTGGTTGCCTCGTAGAGAAGGTGGTAGAGGAACAGAAATCACAACCTTGCCTGGCGGTTCAAATCTAGGTGAGATTGATGACATTACTTACTTCCAAAAGAAACTTTACCGTTCATTGAATGTGCCAGTTTCTAGACTTGCAGAAGAAAGTGGTTTCCAGATTGGTCGTTCTGACAATATCACAAGAGATGAACTTAAATTTACTAAGTTCACACAGAGACTTCGTAAGAAGTTTTCTGTATTGTTCTCTGATATTCTAAGAACACAACTTATTCTAAAGGGTGTTATCGCTGCTGAAGAATGGGAATCATTTAAAGAACACATTCAATATGATTACCTTGCAGACGGACACTTTGCAGAACTAAAAGCTGCTGAGGTTCTAAGAGAAAGACTTGACATGCTAGGACAGGTTGAGTCATATGTCGGAACATACTTCTCTAAAGAGTATGTGAAGAAGAACATCCTTAGACAGTCTGATGAGGAAATAGAAGAAATTCAAAACCAGATTAAAGACGAATCTGGTGGAGATGATTTGGGTGCAGACGATGGTATGTTTGCTCACAACGATCCAACAAAAGGAGATAAATGATGGACAATGTAAAAGACTTTGTAGATTCAATTGCATCTGGTGATAACCTTTCAGCGGAAACACATTTCAACAATGCGCTCGCTAAAAAGGTGGGAGATGCATTGGAAACAAAAAGACAAGATGTTGCGAAAACATTCGTAACACATCACATTCCAGAGGTAGAAGAGAAGAGTGACTAAGACCCTTTCACAGTTCAAAACTGAACTACCAGAGAAAGACGAGCATAAAATGTCTAGGGAGTATAAGAAACTTACTCCCAAGATGCGTAAAGCTGTGGACGCTATTTTCAAGGAAATGGAGTCTAAACCCTCAGATTTCCTAAATACTTTTGAGAAAACAATAAACACCGTTTCAAAGAAGTTCGGAGTTCCTTCTAAGAAGATTATGGACTACTTTGAAAAAGAAGTATTAACGGTAATGTAAGGAAGAGTAATATGAAGATTAAACTACTAGGAAGTGCAATAAATGCTGCTACAAGTGCTGGAAGTGGTGCTGCTTTTGACGGTGCAACTCTAGTTTATTGCATTAATACTAACGCATCTTCTCAATTAGTTACTGTATGCAATTCTTCTAATGTAACACAGGGTTCATTTTATTTGGGCGCTGGTGCATCCCATATGGTTGTAAAAGAACATGCAGACAAAGTGTTTGCAGCCTCAGCTGATGTAAAACTGACACCAGTAGCACATCACGCATAGGGGAGAATAGACATGAAACTTATTGCAGAACAGATACAAGATGTAGAATACATCGTTGAAGAAAAAGACGGTGATAAAGAAATGAAGATTCGTGGAATCTTCATGCAGTCCGACCAGAAAAACAGAAACGGTCGGGTCTATCCTTTTGAAATCTTGAATAAAGAAGTCAAAAGATATAATAAAGAATTTGTTGCTGAAGGTCGTGCGTTTGGGGAACTTGGACATCCAGAAGGCCCAACTGTAAATCTAGACAGAGTGTCGCACATGATCACAAAACTGGAAGCGGATGGAAAGAACTTTATCGGCGAGGCGAAATTGCTCTCAACACCGATGGGGGAAATTGCGAAAGCACTAATCAAAGATGGTGGTAAACTTGGTGTCTCTTCAAGAGGTATGGGTTCACTAGAATCTAAGGGTGGTGCGAATTATGTGAAAGATGATTTTTATCTTGCCACAGCGGCAGATATTGTTGCAGATCCTTCTGCACCTCAAGCCTTCGTTGAAGGTATTATGGAAGGTAAAGAGTGGGTATGGAATAATGGTGTCCTCAAAGAAGTAGAGGTTGCCGAAATCAAAGAGGGTATTGAAAAGGGTGTTAGAGAAAGAAACGCAAAAGTTTCCGCTCTGGCATTTGCAAAATACCTCTCAAAACTTTAATCATTATAAATATGTTAATAAAACAACTAAGGAGAAATCCCAATGTCAGAACTAGACAAGACAATTGAGGAACTAGAAGCGGAAGTTCAAAGCGAACTTGAGGAAGCATCTCAAGATATGCCTAAGAAATCTGCCGACAAAGGTGACTCGATGGAAAAAGTAGACGGTGAAGTTCAAGACCTTGGCAAGGCAGTTGTTGACCCCGATGAGAAGAAAGGCCCAGACGCTACTAAAGCAACTAAACAGGCTAAAGACGCTCAGACAAAGGGTGCAAAAGATGCCGGAGGCGATGCTGAACCGACTAAAATTAAAGAACCTCTTGCTGCTGGCGATGAAATCGACCATGACGGTGAGGAACTTGAAGAAGCTCGTATGACAAAAGAGATGATGAAAGCAGAAATGATGAAAAAGATGGAAAGCATGAAAGCTCAAGATCTTAAAGCTGCATACGAAGCAATGGTAAAAGGTGAAGGTTACGGAAGTATGGAGAAAAAAGAAGAGGAAACTAAAGAAGTTGACGAATCTACTCTAGACGATAGACTTTCATCTGTAGATGTTACTGAGGATGTTGCCGCTCTTACTGAGGGTGAGGAACTTTCTGAGGAATTCAAAACAAAAGCAGCAACAGTATTTGAAGCTGCTGTCAAATCAAAACTTCGTTCAGAAGTGGAGAGAATTGAATCTGCAAAAACTCAAGAAGTCGCTGAAGAAATTAACAAAGTGCGTGATGAGTTGACTGAAAAAGTTGACGCATACATGAACTATGTTGTTGAAGAGTGGATGAAAGAGAACGAAATCGCAATTGAGCGTGGTCTTAAAGGCGAAATCGCAGAGGACTTCATCTCTGGACTTAAAGCTCTCTTTGAAGAACATTACATTGATGTTCCAGATGAGAAGTATGATATTCTAGAAAACCAATCTACTAAGATTGATGAACTGGAAGCAAAACTTAACGAACAGATTGAAAAGAACGCTGAAATGAAAAAGGCTAATGGACAACTTGTTCGTGAAAGTGTCTTTGCAGAGGTTTCTTCCGACTTGGCTGACACGGAAGTGGAGAAATTCAAATCTCTTGCTGAAGATGTAGAATTTACTGATGAAGAATCTTTCAGAAGTAAACTCGACACGCTAAAGGAAAGTTATTTTCCTAAGGCAAAATCTGTCGCTGAATCTGTAGACACTGAAACTGATGGTTCAGAGTCCTTAGATACAACTGGTGCTATGGCTGCTTACATGTCTGCCATAACTAAGAATGTAAAGCGAGCTAACTAAGAATTGAAGGTGAAACTTTGATTTTTATAAATATTATTAGAAAAAAACTCAATCAAGGAGAATGAAAATGTTCCAAACAGAACATCTACAGGAAAAGTGGCAGCCAGTCCTAGAGCACAATGATCTTAACCCGATCAAAGACTCTTATCGTAAGGCTGTAACCA